TATCTTTGAATTTGTTTCCAAGTAGATATGGATATTTTGGTTTAGCCACACCACTAGAATCAACATCAACACTATAGAAGTATGCGTATGTTCCATCGGGGAACTGTGGTGTTACACAATACCTCCCACCGAACTCGTCTAGGTCGCCAGAGTTATCAAAGATGTAATCATTAACAAAGTATCCAAAGGCAAAGCCAGGTGGTCTTATACCCGATAATAAGGCGGTATTAAGAATATAACCAGTCTGTAATCTTCTGATTGCACCACCAACAGCTGTTTGATATCCATATGGGCCATAGATTGGATTACCATCATAAGCAAATCCAAGTATCGGTGAGTGGAAGGCATTGGGTGTCTCTAAGTTACCAGAGTCAATATTATCCCCAAGTTGATATCTCAACTTTTGTGGAGGGTACATTCCTATGGTTTGTAATTGATATTCTGGATTTGTACTTGGTTTTGTAAGTATTGAATCTTCTACGTTAATAATATTTTCATTCTTTTGAACTTGGTTAATCTTCCATTCACGAACATTGGCAATAAACTTGGCAGATTTACCTCTATTACGCAAATCTAATGTAGTGTCACTGCTGCGATATCCTATACCACCGTCAAGTATTTGTACACCAGTAATTTTGTCACCAGTGATGATAGGTCTAACATCAGCAAAACTTCCTGTAGGACTGAATATGTTAATATCAGAGTCAGCTCTATATCCCTGACCAGATGCAAGAATTTGAACATCAACTATAGATCCGTCAATTATGATTGGTTTCAATAGTGCCTGGAATACAACAGTAGAGATTCCTACATCAGGCCTTCTATGGAAATCCATAATGTTTGTACAACCATAACCGATTCCTCCATCTTCCAGATAAACGTTATCTATAGATCCCAAAACTAATGGATCTATTTCTGGTTGTATGATAGTTGTACTACCAATGGCAGATAAACTTTCAATCTTTACTACTATAGGAGGATACTTTATAGTATGTTTACCAGTACCCAAACCACGAATTACAGTGGTTTTATTTTTGTTATAATTCGTAAGATTTCTTTGTGAGGAAACCCCAACATCACATAACCTAAATCTGTTACTGTCAATAACCTTTACGGCATATTGAGTGGTTGTAGAAAGACCACTAGCAACAGTTCCATCGGTAGAATATTCAACGATCTCTCCGTTATTGAAATGATGATCGTATGCCAGTATATAATCGTCAGATGTACTAATACCTGATTGAATGTCTCCGTTAACAGGTCTTGCTGGAATGATTACCTTTCTATTTGAATATCCAGATCCACTTTCTTTTACATAGATCTTGGTTATAGTATTTTTTGCTTCTAGTGAGGTAAACTTATGAAAACCAAAACTTATGTTTCCTATGTTTACCGTATTAATACCAACTTTAGCATCTTCTGGAGTATTGTATATCTTTATTTGTTTGTCAGTTACAGGCCCAACATAGTAAGTAGATCCACTGACAACATTGACAATAGGTGTATTACCTCTAGCATCATAAACCACACCTTCACCAACTTCAAAGTTATGTCTTTCTTGGAATGTAATAGTTTCATCAGTTGTATTAACAGCTGTTCCGTCCGCTTTAAAGTTGGCAACAATAGAACCTCTCACAAGATTAGATTCAAGAACAGCACCAGATCCATTACCACCTTCTACAGTAATCTTCGGTTTTTCTTGATATCCAATACCAGGCGTTACTAACTTGATGTCTCTAAACGATCCCACAACGTTGGCGTGACCAATAGCACCAGTTCCTTGAGCATCATTAACCACCATCGGAGGCCCAGTAATAACATCATAATCTGTGCCTGGATTTGTTACTTTAATACTTGTTATATCACCATGAAATATCTGTTCATCAAAAACTGTAGGAGGGAATAGTTCAACACCATTAGCCATCAGTCCAATGCCTCGGTTGTTTACTTCTCTCTTGTTTGGATCGTCAAATAGTTCCTTTTCTTTTATGTAAGGATACTTTCTAATTATTTTTTGATTCTTAAGTGTTTTATTTTCCCAACCAGATTTGTATATGAATTGTCCAGTGGTTCCAGTTCTTAAAGCAATATACTTATTAGCAAATACGTCAGCACCACTGAATGATAAGTAAAATTCAGTTTGGTTAATAGCAGTCACAAAGTAAACACCAGTATTGATTCCACTATTTGTTGTATTGTCCCAATAAATTTTATCACCAGTTACATAGTTATGTGGTAGAGGTGGTGGCGTTGTTAGAGTAACGTTGGCAGAGTCGAATGATTGAATAGTATAAGTAAACCCACCACCAAATAAAGGCGTGCCAGAAGAGTCTGTGGCTTCAACAGAACTTGTTTTTACAAATACTTTATTGTCTGTTGCGAATATAGGATAGTTTGGTAAACCAGAAGAAGTTACATAAAAGAACTTTTGATCTTTATCAACGTAACTGTTTTGAATACCCACTGGAAAATCGGATACACCAGCAAAATAATCAGAATTATGAGATGCCTTTGTAACAGTTTTTGTTATAACACTTGCATTTAATGGAATAGTACCTGTGGCTTGAACGACAATAGTATTAGAGTAGATTTGTTCCACATTTGTTGAATCATACTCAATTTGCTTGACCTTTATTTCTGTTTGATCTCCATTATCGTTCTTCAATATTAAAACTTCGTCAATATAGAAAACACATGAGTCAAATATGGTAATTCTGTAGGTATTGATGTTTACCTGATTAATGTCGGATACATTATGACTAGATGGGATGTTGTATATCCAATTATTGAATTTTGGATCATCTCCATAATCTTTACCAAACGAAAGTAGTTTGAGATTGTCTCCAACTTGCATATTTGTAGAGTCAGAGGTATCTACCTCATCAATTACGTTTACAAGTCTAAATTGGAGTAATGATGTTTGACCAAAACCAGCATAAGCATATGCTAATTTGTTTTCAAGTATGTCAGCACCAAAAACCAAAGAAGTTGTGATACCAGTGACTCCTAAAAACTGATTTATGGTTTTATCTGTATATCTTAGGTTTAAAAAGTTTGCACCTTCTCTTGGTTTGACTAATAGGGTGCCACTTTTCCCAAATCCCACTGTAGAGTCAACAACTAATGTTGATGCTTCTGCGTCAGTCAATTCTAAAGCTTTAGTCTTACCAGGCACTTGGAAAGATCCATCAAATGATGTTGAGTCGAGTGATATTTCATAAAAATCAGTTTGATTTATTGGTCTGTACTCTACATTGTAAATTGAAGCACTAGCAGTTCCAATTCCAGCAATATCTTGATATAAAAAGTTACCTACAGTCTCTAAAGGTTGACCACCAAACAAGTTTTCAACAAGAACGTGTTTAGTTTTGAAATATACGTTATCAGATGGTATGATAGTGCTTTCTATTGGTTTTAGAAGTTCAATATCTTCACCGTATAGAAGTTTGAAGAGAATCTGATATGAAGAGTCAGTTCCCTTAGACATATAGAAGTCTTTTGCCCTTGTAAGTATATTTGTAACAGACGTTCCAGTTATGAAACTTCTATTTTCAAAGCCAGGTAAAAATTCTGTTTTAAATTTAGTAAAAAATGTTTGTAAAAAGAGATTACTTAAATTTTGAACTGTAGCGCCTAATAAATGCACCTCAGCATTAGTTTCCGCAAAGTTAAGAAACTCTGCAGCATCCTCTTTTGATATTTGATCAATACCACTGAACCCCCTAGCACAACCTAAGAATTGTGTGTCGGTCTTTGATGTATATGTAATAATCTCATTATCAATCTTCAGTAAACCATAACTACTTGGCCATCCAGTGGTAGAAACTACTCTTATAGTGTCATCACCAGCATAAACGTTATCATTCAGTGTGGTACTAACAACTAAAGTCTCATCATTGAATGCCCCAATCTGTCTGTACCTAGCTAAGTTGTTTGCTAGGTCATCAACACCAGACTGATGTTCTTTTGATGAATAATAGGCTTGTAAAAAACTGACAAAAAGAGGTGACTCCTGAGTCAAAAACTCAGGAATCTGTGATTCAATCACATGGGAGACTTTTACTCTTTTTATGTCTGTCATTTATCGTGTATAGATTGATTCGCTAGCGTAACTTGATGTTGTGACGTATGCAGTTGCAGAAGTATTTTCTCCAGAAGAAACAACGTCAGGTAAAGCTTTAACTGTGCTGTTTGAAACATCTAATTGTAAATACAAATCTTTTAAAGCAATAACATCATTTGAATCTGGTATTGCCTCAACTTCAATAACTCCAGTTGATAATTCCGCACCTGTTATATTTACTACATCTAAATTAATCTCTCCATGAACATAATCTACGGTTCCAGCATCATTTTTTACAATCAAAGGAAGGTTATTTACAAGTTTAAAGAAAACTATTTTCCCAACAGTCGTCCCAGCAGTAGGAACATCTCCCATGTATAGAACTCCATCTATACCATTCACAGAAAATCCACTAGAACGTACGCCATATCCGTTTGGTTGTTCATAAAAGGCATTTCCGTAACAAAGTTCATAAGTTGCAAAGGTATTCAACTCAGGAGTTATGTTACGCCTCATCTTAACTTTGGTAATGTTAGATGTAACACCTCTAGCAGAGTCATCTATCAATCCTACAATTTTACTATACTTAAACCTACCACCAAAAGCATTAATGTCGGATGAATTTGAATATGTAGTTAAAGCTCGTGTAACACTGCTTAGTAATTCAGTGGCATCTGATGTTGCGTTAGTGTTATAGTAGACAGAAGTGTCAACTTCAACATAAAGATACTTAAGATCAATAATTTCGGGTTTGATGCCTGCAATGGAATATTGTTTGAGTTGTCTTGAGATATCATCCTTAGTAATCTGTGAAAGGAAGGAACCGTTCTTCGGTTTTATTGAAATAAACACTTTACCATACTCAGGAGGATCTAATTCCTCTCCACCATAGGCAGTCACAGATTCAACGTTAGGATAGACGAATGGAATTACACCTGTGTAGTCATTAGCGGTCACTGCACGGTATTGTGAGGAGTATATACGAGGTGCTAAGTATTTTATTGAACTAACATCTTCAATATCGTCTCCAGCGTCGGATTTTTGAGATGTTGTTAAAACTGATATGCCACTTGTGACGGTTGTATCAGTATCATCCTTCAAAATACCAACAAATGAGAAATTTCTAGCTCCATTTCCAGCTTTTCCATTAGTTACAATATAAGTTACAGTTACTAACGCTCCAGCTGGTGGTTTTTTACCAATAATTCCATCTCCAAATAAGATTTCATATTTTTCATCTTCAATTTCTTGAATTAGGAACAATTTAGAAGTAGAATCTACTCTTAAAATGTTATTATAGAGCGTATAAATCTCATCTGTGGTTGAAGATATGGTTACACGGACAGAAGTTGTGTCTACATTCCCATTTGGAATGATAAAACGCTGATTTGGTTGAGAATAATCAATTGTAAATGTTTTTTGAAGGTAAATTCCTTCATAAATTCTTAAATTGCTGAAAGTAGCAGTATTACTATCACTTGTTGTAGCTACAAAGTCGTCTGGAATCGAAAAAATGTAGTTACTTGCCGCTTGACTACCCAAAGCAACTTGTCCAGCTTTCAAAGTTACGATTTTTGTGTCATTTGTGCCTAAATCTACAGTGAAATTTACTATAGCCTGTGCAGCTCTGGTAGATCTTGGTACATAACCGATATTTCTAGCAAGAGAAACGACATTTTCACGCAATGTAGCGCTATCTAGGAAGCACTCGTTGACTGCCATGTTGGTATTGTAGGCAGTAATGTAAGAGTTATACGCTAAAAGGTCTATCAATGTGGAAAAGTTAGATCCTTCAAAGTCAAAATCAGCAAAATCACTGTTTAATCGAAGATAATCTTTAATTTGACTCCTAAGATCAGCGAAATCTAGGTTTGTAAACTGGTTAAATGACATTATACTCTAGTTGATTGAAGAATAAAATCGATATTCTGTTGTGGGAACTGCATCCCAGTGATATCATACTTGATATTTACGTTTAAGTCGTTAGTATTTAATGGATAACTCACTACCACTCGACAGTTACTCACTCTAGGCTCATAATTGTCTAACAAAAGTTTTATATCATCCTCTAAAACTTGAGCATTATCGGGATCTTGCTGCTCAAATAGAGTATCTTCAAGAGGACTACCTAATAATTTCTGATAGAATCTCTCACCCACCCTTGTTCTTACTAAATTTTGGACAGATCTCTTAATTGCATCTTCATTTACAAAGACACCGATATCATTAGTCACAGGATGGCGACCAAATGATAGACTAATATCTCTAAATGGAGTTCTATTAACGAGTGGCCTGTCTACTTTTGCCATTATTCACTCAAATTTTGTTTTCTTTTTTTGTCATTGGCGTCATCACCAACAACTTCACGCAAAAGATCGTCTGCCGCTTCCTCTTCTGGTCGAGGATTAATGTATTTTTTATCGTCTTCCATGACAAATATACTAATTCAAATCTATTTAGACACAAAAAAAGACCCTTTGAGGGCCCTTTAAAGTTTTTTGGATGTTTTTTAACCAGCAGCGAGTGGTGATTGTGAATCATTTGTGTTTGCGGCAGCTTTTTTTCGTGCTTGAGCACTCACATCATACTGTCCTTTAACACTTCCACTAGCAAA